GGGATAACCAGCGTTGCAATAAAAACACAAGGATCTTTTGGAACAGTAAAAAAAGCAACAGTTGAATTTCAAGTAAATAGTTTAGACGATTTAGAAAAATTTGAGAAACTCTACTTATTACCCGGGTATTCAATGCTACTGGAATGGGGACATACACAAGTATTAGATAGTAATAAAAAAGATGTATCATCTAACGTAAAAACTTTTTCTAGGTGGTTTGAAAACCTACCTCTACATGATCCTGATAATGATTTTCATAGAAGTAGAGAAATATTAAAAATTTTAGATGAAAATAGAACAAAACAGTTTTATAATTACGATGCTTTACTAGGAAGAGTAAGTAACTTTATATGGAGCTACAGTAATGAAGGTACTTATGATTGTTCAATTGATATCACAGGATACGGAGAATTAACCGAATCTCTTTCAGCTTTATTTCAACCAGGAGTTTCTAAGAAAGAAAGAGAAAAAGGAGTACTAAATAAATTTTATAGTTATTTAAAATTAATACTTAATTCGCTCCCTACTCAAACTTCATTAGCTAATCAAACTAGAATTCCTTTTGACTTTAAAAAATTTAAGGCTATGATGGATGATGATACAGCAGATTTAATATTTGGACAATTCAAAAATGTATTTGCAGCTAATATAAACTCAGCTAATTCAGAAAAACCCTCAGGACTAACTCCTTATAAATATATTACTTTAGGAAGCTTATTAAATTTTATTAATGTTAACTACCAACTTAAAGATAGTAAAATACCTTTTGTAAAATTTTATACTAATAATCACGATACTAAGACTAAAAGAGTAAAGTATGAAAATAATAACCCTTTTATAACCTTTGATAGTCATATCTCTTATCAACCTGATGTATGTATTCTACCTAAACCATTAAATTTAAAAGCTGATATTAAATTAGATATCGCAAGTTCAGTTTCAGTGCATAACTGTATTGAAGGTAATACTGATGATATACTCAATATACTTGTAAATGTAAATTATGTAAAAACTATATATTCTGAACTAATTAAGAATAATAAAAATGAAGATATTAATGTATACGACATGATAAGAAGTCTACTTAATTCTATTAATTCTAGTTGCGGTAATATAAATAATTTTGATCTACATGAAATAGATCAAGTATACTATATAGTAGATAGAAAAGGTACCCCAGGATTTAATGATATAGACTTCACATTAGATTTAGTAGGTTTAAAAAGTTTAAGTACTAGTATACAATTATCTAGTGCAATTCCTTCAAATTTAAGTACTTTAATTGCAATAGCTGCATCAGCTGGAGGAACTAGTCTTACTGAAGATGTATTTAGCTTTAATGATTTTTATAAAGATGCTACCGATAGAATAATACCTGAACGAACTTTGGATTTACAAGGTATTAGAGATTTACAAGAAAAAGTTGCAGAAGATAGAGAAAAATTATTAGATAATCTTACCACAGTAGTACAGTTTTTTAGAGTATTGAATACTAAAAGAGTTGTTTCTACTGTATCTACCAGTAATCTTAAACCAGCACATCAGGCAGTAATGAATTTAATGCTTAAAAGAGAAATAGTAAAAAAGAAAACTAATCCTCCAGGAATCATTCCAATAAATTTAAGTTTTGATATTTTAGGCATTTCTGGTTTAAGAATTACAGATGTATTTAATATAGGGCCCGGACTATTACCTTCTAGATACAAAGGAAATGTTAGTTTTACCATTACCGGTATAGACAATAAGATTCAAAGCAATCAATGGATAACCTCTATTTCAGCTTTAATGATGATTACATCAGAAGCTACAGAAACTGTTGCGTTTACTGATGATATTTCTGAAATAATTTCAACTTTACCAACTGTACCGACTTCAGAACTAGATAATGAAAATTTATTTCCTAATGCTGCAAAATTAAGAAAACAGATAGAAAATACACCAAACTTTAGAGAAAAAGGTTTTGAGTTAACCTCTAGCGGTAATGATATAACAGCTCCTACGGCTAACAGAGGAATAGGAATAATGAGGAATATATCAGGTGAATTAAAAAAACAAGGAATAAAAGATTTACGATTCAGATGGACCGGGGGTCATGATCTATTTCATATGGTTAATCCTATACCTCCAAAATCTACTTACCACAGATTAGGAAAAGCATTAGATTTAGCAATACAAACTGATGCTACCACAGAACAGATTAAAATAGCATCTGATATTGTTTTTAAGTCGGTAAGTGGTATGGTAACTCTAGGTCAAATAGAATATTTAAATGAATATGAAAAGCCAACAGGACACGCAACCGGAGGACATTGGCACTTTACTTTTAAATAATATGTACTTACCGAAATCTAAATATAACGTTAAACATACAAAAGGTGGAGAAATATTTAACCCTAACGGTAGCGAATATATAGGATTCTATATTGAAACCTTTACAGGAGAAATATATACCGGTAAATCTTTTAGTGAAAATACTATAAAATTAACTGATCTTAGGTTAGCTGATTTAACTGATGATAACCCATTAGTACTTAAAAATGATTTTATAAGACCTACAAAACTTGATTATCTAGAAGAAAAATTTAATAGGTATTATATTCAAGATAGAAGAACTAAAAGTATAGTAGAGGTAAATAAAGAAAATTATAAAAGATTTAACCCCTTAAATTACACTATTTCAGTAATCGTTAGCTGGGTGTTAAAAGGACCGGTAGGAGATATTAACAAAGGCCCTTATATTTACTTCGGAGCAGCTTCACAAAATAAAGAAAGTATAATAGAGGCAGAACAAACTATCAAAGGATTATCTCAAATAGTAAATAACTATGGAGAGTTTGTAGTTTAAGATTTTTATCTTATATTACATAAAAGGTTATATATGTTTTACATCATTGAGACAGATACTCAATTAGAAAGATTACAGTCATTAGGTAGATTAGGTGGGTACGTAGATATCATACCTTCTAATTTCTATTATCATCCAAAATTAACTGAAACAGTAGCAGTTTACATTAGACCTGTAAACTCTAAGCATGGATTTATTATTCCTGTTAATCATGAAGAAGGTCTAAATGTAGACAGGGAACGTGTCTATGAAGTTTTAAAATCTTTCAATACACTTTATACTCTAGATAAGAAGACATTGCTCTATCACTTTAATCTTCAAGGAGCAACAGATTTATCTTTACTTTATTCAATGGTAAAGTTTGAAAAATTAGAATATTCTAGAGATTTTATGTATATCAATACTTTTTATAATAAATTTAAGAATATTCCGGTAACAAACAAACTTATTCCTATTTCAAAATTATATGAAGCCAGTGAAGATATATACAGTAAAGTAAAAGATTCAATAGATTTAACTATACCTGACGGTTTTGACTTTTATAATAATACTGCTACAAATGTTTTCTTTTTATTAGAACAATCAGGTCTTGGGGTACATAAAAAAGATTTCATAGAAATGTTTACTCCTAGAGATATTAATCAAAATACTATTGACGATACTACTTATACCTATTACAACTTATATAATATAACTTCAAGACCTACTAATGCATTCAATTCAGTTAACTATGCTGCTATACCTAAAACTGATAAACATAGAAAATGCTTTAAACCTCAAAACGATTTTTTTGTTGAGTTTGACTTTGATGGGTATCATGTTAGATTACTATGTGAACAACTTGGTTATGAACTAACAGAAGAATCTGCTCATATGCAATTAGCTAAAAAATACTTTAAAAAGGAGGTAGTAGGTGACGAAGAGTATACTAAAGCAAAACAAATTAACTTCCATGCATTATACGGTAGAATACCAGAAGAGTATAAAGATGTTGATATATTTGTAAAAATACAAGACTTTATTAATTCTTTATGGATTAAGTACGAAGGATTAGGCGTAGTTAATAATCCAGTATCAAATAAACCCTTTACTGAACAGCTTTCTGACATGAATCCACAAAAGCTTATGAATTATCTTATGCAATCGTTGGAAACCTCAAGAAATATACTTATCTTAAAAGATGTATTAAGATATCTACAAAATAAAAAGACAAAAGTAGTGTTGTATACTTACGATTCATTGCTTTTTGACTTTAATAAGGAAGATGGGAAGGATACACTAAAAGAACTTCAGATTATTTTAGAATCGGAAAAAAAATACCCGGTTAAATTTAAATACTCTAAAGATTTATGTTTATGAAACACTTTAATATTTATAACAAATGACAACGGTTGCAGAAAGTAGGTTCGACTATGATATCGACCCTATAACATTAAATGAAGATATGAGTAATAAATTATTCTGTACATTCGCTACAGAAGAAACGCTTGAGCCTGTTTTAGAAAACATTCAGGAGCGTTACAACATTATTTACAACAAAATATTTGTATTATATTCAAAAAGTTTAAACGAGTATATATGTACGTATAATGTTGATTTCGGTAATGTAGGTACGTTTCTAGAAAACACTATTCTAGTTCATAGAAAAAAAGAATCCAACACCCTATACACAATTAATGCTCTTAATACACTTATTAAAGAGTTAAATGGCGGAGTACTAGATACTTCATATAGAATTAACTGGCCAGATTTTAGGAATTGTGTACTTCTTACAAAAGGACCAGATTTAAAAAGAATTAATACAAAGTTATATAAAATAATTGAGCTATAGTTGCTCGTTAATTTTATTTTTCTTATATTAATATAAAGTTATAATTTAAAAATTAGTTATATGGATTTAAATGCTATTAAGGCTAAGCTAGATGCCTTGAACAACAACGGTCAGCAAAGAGAAAAGACTGACTATTCAACAATTTTTTGGAAACCACAATTAGGAAAACAGACTGTAAGGTTAGTACCTTCGTTTTATGATCCTACTATGCCTTTTAAAGAGCTAAAGTTTCATTACGGTATTGGTAAGTACCCTATGGTTGCTTTATCTAATTTTGGTAAACAAGACCCTGTAGAAGAGTTTGTAAAAGAACTAAGAAAGACTTCTGACAGAGATAACTGGTCATTGGCCGGTAAAATATCACCTAAAACAAGAATCTTCGCTCCAGTAGTAGTTAGAGGAGAAGAAGAAAAAGGTGTTAGATTATGGGGATTCGGGATCACTATATATAAAGCCCTATTAGCTTTAATTGCCGACGAAGATATCGGTGATATTACAGATGTAATCAACGGTTGGGATTTAGTTGTAGAACAACAACAAGGTAACCCTTACCCTGAAACATCAGTAAGAATAAAACCTAAACAAACTGCTTTATCTGATAATAATGATCAAGTAGAGACTTGGTTAAAAACTCAACCTGACCCTTCTGACGTACATACTCAGTACGATTACGATTTCATTAAAAAGCAACTTCAAAATCACCTTAATCCTGGCGCAGCAGAGGATACTCCAGCAAAAACTGAAGCTCCTGTAAAGAAAGACTTTACTTTAGAGACTGCATCAGCAGGAAATAAGGATACAGTAAGTAAATTTGACGACCTTTTTAACGAATAAGTATGGCAAAAAAGAAAGAAGTACAGGAAAGAGCGACTGCGAATGTTCGAAAGTCGTTCAGCTTAAGTAACTTTAAGAATAAGAAAGGATTTTCTAATGCGTCTGTAAAGTTTAAAGAACAAGGATGGATTCCTCTATCTAAAGCTTTTCAAGACATAACTTCCCTCCCCGGTATTCCCACCGGACACATCACTCTGTTGAGAGGACATAGTGATACGGGCAAAACCACTGCCCTAATAGAAGCTGCGGTGAATGCTCAAAAACTGGGCATTCTCCCAGTCTTTATTGTTACTGAGATGAAATGGTCTTGGGAACATGCTAAAGAAATGGGATTACAGTTTGATGAAGTTAAAGACGCTAACGGTAACGTTACAGATTATGAAGGTCATTTTTTATATGCTGATAGAGGATTACTTAATACTATAGAAGATGTAGCTGTTTATATAGCTGATCTTATGGATGAACAAGCAAAGGGTAACTTACCTTATGATCTATGCTTCTTTTGGGATAGTATAGGATCAGTTCCATGTGATCTTTCAGTAAGATCTAATAAAAATAATAATGAATGGAACGCAGGTGCTATGTCTACTCAGTTTGGTAATAATCTTAATCAAAAGATACTATTATCCAGAAAAGAAAACTCACCTTATACAAATACTTTAGTAGCTATAAATAAAGTATGGACTATGAAACCTGAATCGCCAATGGGTCAACCTAAGCTTCAGAATAAAGGTGGAATGTCTATGTGGTACGATGCAACGTTAGTTGTGACATTTGGTAATATTACTAATCCTGGTACTTCAAAGATTAAAGCTATAAAGAGTGGTATGCAAGTAGAATTTGCAAAAAGAACTAACGTTCAAGTAGAAAAAAATCATATAGGAGGAGTACAATCTAGAGGTAGAGTAGTAATGACACCTCATGGGTTCATTCCTGATGATAAGAGAGCTATAGATAAGTATAAAGATGCACATAAAGAACACTGGTTAAAACTAGTAGGTTCAGTAGACTTTGATCTTATTGAAGAAGGTGATCTAGAAGAAACTCCAATATCACCTAATCTACTTGACTAGTGAACTATTCAAAAATCTTAAAGAATTTAAAGCAGACCCCACCCCCAGAGCTAAATGACCATATTCTGGTCATAGATGCTATGAATATGTTAATTCGTAGTTTCTCACTGCTCAAAGCAATGAGTCCAACTGGTCACCATATAGGCGGCCTAGTTGGCTTTTTGCGTTCTTTAGGATATGTTACGAGAATATTTGACCCTACAAGAGTAATAGTTGTATGGGACGGAAAAGGAGGATCAGCTAACCGTAAAAATATTGATCCAAATTATAAAGCTAATAGAGCTACATCAAGAATTACTCATTGGGGGCTTTATGATACTAAAGCTGAAGAAACCGAAGCATTAATAGGTC